ACTCCAATACCGGGATGCCAGCCATCCTTAGATCTTGCAATAGGCTTTGGCCCGAGGCTTTCTTTTCGATCAGGACTGCGTCCGGTTCATACTCATAATATGACTCTTGTGCAATTAGTCTCAGCTCTGGGTATGTCACTCGGTCATACCACATATCAAGGACAATCGCATTGACCTGACCTTGCTTGCGGAAGACACCCCACGTTGTCCTGGCAGAATAAGAGGATTTTTCCTTGGTGCTGAATGCCGTATCCCACGACTGGATAATGTATTCGACCTCCGGCAAATCCTCTTTCTCCCAGGGCACCCACCATTCAGCCCTCAAGATTCCCCCGCCTTTGGGCATTGGTCTTTGCTGCAACTGTCCTGCTGAGGCGTAGCTTCCGAGGGATTTGTCGAGGCTGTCGAGGGTGGCCCTGTCAATTCTTTCTGGCCAAAGAAGCTCGCCTTCTTCTGTGCGAGGATCTGTAAAATAGAGCGACGACTGTGTCGGGGTGGGGTGGCCGATTTCGTATCTAGCAGGTAAGCATAAATGATCCCAATCATTATTTTCATTCGCCAATATGTGACCAGTCAGGTCGTTTTCATGAACTCGCTGCATTATGATTATGAAGGCACCAGTCTTGGGATCATTGAGGCGTGTCTGCATCGCCTGATCCCACCACTCAAGGACACCTTCCCGCACGGCAGAGGATTCTGCCTCTCTGACGTTGTGCGGATCGTCAATGACAATTATGTCGCCACCTTCCCCGGTCAACGCGCCATCAACTGACGTTGCTATTCTCTGGCCAGTCTTGTCGTTCTCAAACCGCTGCTTGGCATTCTGGTCCCCGGACAACTGGAATGTCTCACCAAAGTGAGCCTTGTACCATGGGCTGGCAATCAGTCTCCGGCACTTGACCGAGTCACGAACAGACAGGGATGCGGCATATGACGCAAAGAGAAATCTTTTCTCTGGCTGGATTGTCCAAGTCCAAGCTGGGAGAGCAACTGCCACGGAGATAGATTTCATGTGGCGCGGCGGGATGTTTATTATGAGGCGCTTGATGTCGCCTTCGACTACTGCCTGCAAGTGCTCCGAGATGGCATCGATGTGCCAGTTGTCATGGAAATCTCTACCCGGCTCAATTGTTTGCCAGCAGCTCTTGGTAAACTCCTTCAGAGATCTCCTCATCTTCTCCGCTCTCACCTGCGTCAATGACAGCGTGCTCAAGAACTCGTTCAATTGTGCTGAGGTCATCGTCTTTCAGTCTGCTGATATCCAGCACCTTTCTCTCTTCAATTTGAGCGGTAATTTCCACAGCCTTCAAATCTGGGATGCACTTCGCGAGCAAAGTCTTAGCGGCCATGACACGCAGCTCTGGGTCGGCCGAGATCTTGCCTGCCTCCGACGCCAAGCCTTCATTGTCTTTGGCGTAAACCGGGAAGATCTCCTTGCCAGACATGACCGCGGCAAGGAAACCGACCGGGTCGGCCTGACCCATTATCCAGTTGATTGTGGCTGGATGGTTCCACTTGTAATTGCCCTTGCGTGCTTTTTTCTGGGTCTTCCTTGGCTCAACAGATTTGAATCGTCCATCCCACCCGGTTGGCTCTTCCTTGATATGGGAGACGCTCTGCGGGTTAAGGGGAGGGCCATCATTGACGGGGCGCTTGACTGATACGCCGTGGTCAACTTTCTCTGGGTGCTTTCTGGGGCGTCCCCTTTTCTTTTTCTGATCATCACTTTTCATCGAGTTTCAACTATTCTCCAATGCCAAAGTAAAAATAACCGCGATAAGTATCGCTCACCTTACGGCAAAAAGAAAGCCCCCCGGTTAAGGGGGGCCAAGTTTAGGGAGGAAGTGGTGGGTCACCACTCCCCATAACTTACTTCTCTGGGCAGAAAAACGCAATCGTTACTTTCCCAAGTGTGGTCTGGAAGATAAGTCACCTCGCCACAACCCACCGCCCACTCTATCAGGACAAGGCAAATTGTTGCGCCGAGGCACAGTGACATCAGGAAATTTTTCATCGCAATCGTGTCAGGGGACTGCCCCAGCCTTTCACCGGACGAATGACTGTCGGGCCATCCTCCCTCCTGAATTGATCTGACCCATCCACTCGCTTGCGGTACGATTTATTATAATGCTCTAGGCAATAAACCTTTGTGGATGGCATTTCGGGGCTGGTGGGCTTGCCGCAATAACTATAGGGATAATCCCCCAGCGGAAATTGACAGCCCTCCTCCTGTGATAGAGGGGCCAGCTCCACAACGATTGGCTCCGGTTTAGGCTTTGACATGCCGAGGCGGTTAGCTCGCCCAATCACCGCCCCCCTAGATCGCCCAATCTCAGCAGCAATATGACGGGCAGTCATCCCGGAGCCCCATAGCCTTTTTAGGGTCCGGTTTTCTTCCTCAGTCCACAAATCCATAATTCTCTCCTCCAGTTATTCTTAAAGTAGCCTTTTCTACCGGGGACTTTCAAACAGCCCGATACCATGTTTCTTACAAGCCCATTCAACTTGGAGAAACACCATGGAAAATAATTCTAAAAACCTAATTGACCGGAAGGTTCTCGCTCTCCGCGTTCCATATTCTGATGTGCAAATCTGGCGCATGGAACGAGAGGGTCGCTTTCCCCCCCGGATATCCATCGGACCTAACCGGGTCGCTTGGCTCGAAAGCGAAATTGACGAGTGGGTGCAGGCCCAAATCAACAACCGGGACCAGAAACTATGAGCGCGCAATCCATTTCCAAGTTTCCCGATTAATAATCGAACTCAGGTTGCCCTGGGAAATTGTGTAGACCTCTCTAATTTGGGAGTAGGTCTTCCCAGCGTCACGCATTGCCCTCATGCCTAGAACCTGTTCCTCGGTAAAGTTTCTTCGCCCGTTCATGTGGCGTCCGTGCCGGACCTTGTCCGCGGTATTTTCTGCCGCGGTGGCCCACCTTAAATTACTGTAATGGTTGTTTAGCGGGTCTCCATCCCAATGCGCGCACTGGTGGTCCGGGGTCGGTGGTGGGCCAGCAAATGCAAACAACACCTCTCTGTGGGCCGCGAGGTGCTTACCTACCCCGTCCACCCTGACATGGTATTCCCGGTGGCCGCTCTTCTTCACCCTGCCCTTTAAGATTTTCCCGGCCACAAGGTTTGACCTATTTACCAGCAACCGGAGGTCTCCCTTTTCGGAGACCTGATAGAACGGAACACTGGCCGGTCTCCACTCCATCGGCTTACGAGATGCTGCAAGGATCTCAGCATATTCCTTTTGTAGATTGTGGATAACATCACCCAGGAAATCTAGATAATACACCGACCCCTTCATGTCCTGTTTCCATTCGTCCAATTTTTCACGGGTTGTGGGTGAAGGTCGCGCCTCTTCAGCAACGTCGTGCCAAGTGTAGGTCAGGCTTTCCATTTGATATTCTTCCCCAATCTGCCTTCTTGAATTTGTGTTGTACCGGGTCATACTTCGGGCCAGCTGGCCATGACTTTACAGTGACCCACTTGTGTCCAACTGTGACAACTTCGACCATACGAATTCCGCTCCCGATTCTTGGAGCCTCATCCATAAGGTGTACCGCAACGAGTTTCCGCTTTGCTTTGCGCTTCATGTTAATTTCCTTTCTAAATGACTACCGATTCATCCATTCATCGAAACTCGGCAGGGGTGCACCACCGTGAGTGATATCTCCACCCTTGCCATCATCAGCACAAGCAACGAAGATTTGAAACTCATCTTCGTTGGTGCCACGGGCTTGTGTTTGCCAATCTGCGCGAGCCTCCAGAAATTTCTTTTGGCGGCGGGTTTGTGCATTGCTAGTCATTTTAATTTCCTTTCTAAGTTAGGCCAGTTCAGCACTGACCCCAAGTTCTTTCAATTCTTTAACAATGTGCTCGGCTTCAATTTTATTAAATTGTTGGGCCCTGTCTTCCCCGGTGTAGCTAGGCGTGTCAGAAAAAGTCCATTCGGTTCCATCCTCCTTCGTGGCGTCGCCATAATATGCGCTGAGATATGAGGGATAGGCCGCTGTGGTTCTAACTACGTAAATCATAATCTTAATTTCCTTTCTAAATGGGAGACT